AACTTGACCCAAAAACAAGGGGAGTCAAAATCCAATCCTGGGAGTGTGGGTTATTTTGTGACACAGAATAAATAAAAAAGTTCCCAAAAAGCGGAAATGTAAAAAGTAAGTTGTATATTTGCAGTGGATTAAATAATGAGCTACAATGAGATTGCATTTTAACGCTTTTAATAATACGCCCCAGCGGGGGAATAAGCCGGTAAGGTTCCAAATGGTAGCTCATTTGCCTTCCGGTTTTATTTTTCCTGCTGGGGTTTCATATTTATAGCTATGGCAAAGAGTTACAGCGACAAACTAAAAGATCCTCGGTGGCAGAAGCGTAGGGCTGAAATATGTCAGCGGGATGAATGGAAGTGTAAGCTATGCGGGGATAATTATGAGACGCTCCACGTACATCATAAGAGATACATAAAGGGCAACGAACCATGGGAGTATGAAGATGATGACCTTGTAACGTTATGTGAAAGTTGCCACGGGCTGGTAGAACAAGGTAAAAAGGGTATTGCGGATTATGACATTAATAAGGCGCAAAGTCATTGTATCATAAATGATGATACAGCAATAACAATCTTCAGATACGAAGACAGGGTGCCGGTAATATTTACCAAGCGTGGAACATTCGTTGCGCTTTCAAGAAATGATGCAAAGAGAGTATTTGAAATATTAAAAAACCACTAAAATGGCAAAAAGGTTCACTGATACAAACAAGTACAAAAAGCCTTTCATAAGGGGCTTAAAAGGACCTTATAAACTGCTATGGGATTATCTATATCACGACTGCGATCATGCCGGAATATGGATTGTTGACTTTGATATAGCCCAGGTTTATCTCGGTGCAGATATGCCAGTCAACAAACAGGAGGCACTTAAAAATTTTAATGCCGACGAAATTAGAATAATTGAGATCGACGGCGGCAAAAAATGGTTTATAAAATCCTTTGTTGAATTTCAGTATGGGATTCTCGACGGCCGGAACCGGGTACACAATTCTATTCTTTTAGAGCTTCAGAAGCAGAAATTAGATAAGGGCCTTATAAGCTCCTTGCAAGGGGCTATGGATAAGGACAAGGATAAAGACAAGGAGATGGATAAAGACAAGGACAAAGGAAACAGCGATTTTATTGACAAAATTATCCAGCAATTTGTCGATGCTCATGGTGATTATGTAATAGTCAACCGAGGGAAAGAAAGGGAAGCAGCCGGGAAACTACTTGGCATTTATAAAAAGAAATTTCCCTCTGCCAATTCAGAAGAAACCCTCCAATCACTTCGTGCATACTTTAATGCCTGTGTCAATATAGGCGATCGGTGGCTTCATGACAACATGAGCCTTTCAATCATAATTAGCAAGTTTAACGAAATCAATAATTATCTGAAAAATGGAAACCATAAAGGACCTGGTGCGACAGATGCAGAACTTATCGAACTCTTCGCTACAAAGTACGGAGTTAAGCCCTGAAAAAACAGAGATAAGTTTATATAACGATACCTTGGCCGGGCCAAAGGATATTGTTGATGCTTCGGTTAGAGTAAAAAAAGCATTCCCGGCATTGCCGACAAGTTTTTATGATATGTTTGACGACAGAATAAGGGAAAAGGGATTCACAAAGCAGAGGTTAAAAGATGCCGTAAATTATGTAATCGATAATTGTCAGTATCCTACACCAACAATGGCCAATTTCATAAACTACGACCGGACTGTCAGATTCAAAACCTATGACGAGATGTGCAAAGAAGCATTAACCAGTGATAGCATTTGGCGGGAGTGGTTAGCAGTTAAATACCCTGACATGCCTAAAACAGTGTGGATACATGCAAATGACGTTCAGAAATACAATCTTCAGAAGTACGTTATAGCAAATGGATGAACTTAAACAATGGGTAACAAACGAGATGCAGCCTGAAGTGTGGTTAAGGGTAAATGCTTATCAGTTGGGCGCAATTAAAACGATGATTGCGGAGCAGTACGGCTGGCCGGTCTTCAGCCTGAACTTCAACAAGGAGGGAAATAAAGTACAAAAGACGATTATATGATAGGGATGCGAGTAAAATACAATAGTGAGATGACCGGCACGGTTATAAATGAGAATTCTACTCATGCAGTAATAAAATTTGACACTGGAAGTATTTTTTGTGTTGGTAAGGCTGGATTAATTGAGAAATGTATGGATGATATGAGCAAGGATAATTTAGAAAAGTGGATAGATACCATTGCTGTAAAGTTGAGAAGCGAAGGGATAACGAAGGAAAAATACAACAAAGAAACTGCCATTAAAATATTAGACCAATGTGTCGGAGGCGGCAGGATGATTAGTATTTTCGAGTTGAATGAATCCGAGGTTATAGCACAACTAAAAAGCGAACAGGGTAAATTATTTTGATATGATACGCAACTTTACATTAAAGGAAAAAATCAACTACCTACGCACAAAGGGAACCTTGACATTTGTTGACGGGCAGTGGGTGTTCAGGGGTGATCCGATGTTAAATGGACTTCGTGAAATGTCTGACAAATCACGGATAAAACTTGTAGAGACTATTTTTGATTTGTATCTTGGTATAACAATAGAATGAGATGAAAACCGAAACACGAAAAGTTTACCAGTGTGACCATTGCGGAAAGTGGATGTTATCTGCCGGGGCAATGGGTTATCATGAAAAGTGGTGCAAAAAGAATCCAAAGAACAGGCATAAATGTTTTGAGCTTTGCCGTCACTTGAAAAGAACTCTCAATATGTACACAAGAGGAATTGAGTTTGAGTGTTTGAAAACAGGCAAGCAAATGTATTCTTTCCAGCTTGAAAAACGGAACTATTACGCATACCGGCAGAATCCTCAAAACATGGAACGTATGCCTCTTAAATGTAAATTATGGGAAGAGATGACGTTTGAGGAACAAGAGAAGCGATTTAATTATTCTGATGATGGTTTTGGATTATGAAGAGCATATCAAAACTCATTCAGGAACTTCAGGTCATTTTCAACTCATATATCCGAGAACGTGATAAGGGCCTGCCATGCATCTCCTGCGGTGCGCCATATTTTTCTGACTGCGGCTATATGTTTCCGAAAAGTACCCGTCCTGCAATGCGATTTGATCCGAGAGCCGCCGCCGGTCAGTGTCGGGAATGCAACAGTATGCACGACGGCAACTACGATAACTTCTGCAAGGGTATAGCCGCACGGCATGGTGTTGAATTTCTGACCGAGGTAATCCAGGATTCAAACTTCAGCCGTCAGACAGATCACAAATGGAGTCGGGGCGAACTTGAAGAGATGATTAAATTTTATAAGAAAGAGACAAAAAAACTGAAAACATGACGGAAATCATTGTATTTGATTCAGATAATAGTTTAACTTTGAAATAAAAAACTGACATGAAAACCCTGCTTATTATCTTAATCCTGGCCGCAATAATTGTTTTTATCGTGTTGCAGACCTCAGAAGTGAACCGCAAATGTGAATCCCGCAAAAGGTATTCTGACCTGTGGGACTTTTACCATTTTGTTGGAACCTGCCACGTGAATGAAAGTACACGGGCATATATTTCAGACCGGATAAAAAGCGAAAGGTCACTGAGTGAAGATGAAAAAGCCCTTCACATAGTTGACATTTGCGAAGAGGTGTTTGATGCAAGGTTTAACAGGATAAAGAAATGAAAGAAGAAACAAAGCCGGAGATGACGGCAGAGGAGATAATTGAGTCCATTTTAGAAAGTTTGGGTGATCCAATAAATATTCATAACCACGCTTTTGAGATACGTCCATATACCGTTGATCATAAAACGGAGTGGTGGATGTTCCATAACGGGGTTGGTTCAGGTGAACCGCTTGCACAATGGCTCAGTGAGTTTGCCACCCTCCACGCCCAGAAGATAGCCGATAAGATGGTCAGCGAGAGGTTGAGGGGGAAGTTCCTGCTTGCTTACGATGAGCTGAGAGATTTATGCTGTAGGTTTTTCAGGCATTGGTGGAACAGCCCCGGAGCGAATACGGAAGAAGGATTTGATACATGGGCAGAAATGAATAACCTTAAAAGCAGAGAGAATGATAGTAAAAGTTAAATTCATTGAAATGATTTGGGATAATTACCAAGGCGCAAGCGGTAAGCCCATTGTAAGAAATCTATTGATTGAGCTCCCGAATGACACCCGACTCGGCGAAATAGAAGATAAGGTCTTAGTGATTTTGTCTACACGAGGAATAATGGGAACTTATGACCCATCAGAAAAAAGCTATCCTTATGACAGGCTTTTAAGTGTACAAATACTTCCGTTGTCTAAAAACTATCAGCCATGAACAACACAGATAAACTCAGAGAGATAGCCACAAGGCATTTCCCCGTTGAAGAAAAACTGAGCAATAATAGCCTATATAATCAACTACAGCAAAGCAGTCAGGATAATCTTCTTTCCGACCTCACCGCCCTCATCAGCGAGGGGTATGTAGAAAAGGCTAAGTACGATGAGGCTGTTCGGCAGCGGGATGAACTGAGGGAGGCGTTGATAGACATGGTCTGGCAGTTTGCTTACGAGGGCACAAAGAACGGAAAAGGCGTTATGTACACCGGAGGATTATCAGCACTGGAGGGTGCTTTTTCCGCACTTGGTTTATCCGACCCGATAACCGTTGAAGACTTTGAAGCCGCAATCAAAAACACAGATGGTTAGCGGCTGCGGAGTGGATGCTAACGGCTGGCATAAGACCAGTAAAGGAATGCGAGAGATGAATTATCAATATACACAACAGTTAAAACGGGCTACGATGCTGAAATTACCCACTAAAACCTTTATTGGTTTTATGCGTTGTTACCGCCAGTTATTTCCTATAATTAAATTTGTTGATGAAATACCTCAATGGATTATAAGTAGTGATATTGCTGCATATCATCCATACACAAAGACAATATGGATACGAAATAATTTAGGGTGGAAAAAAACGATATTAATACTGTTGCACGAATTAACACATTGGTTCATCCACGTATTTTTAAATAATAATGAATTGTATCATAATAAAATTGACAAAAAATGAAAGTATATCAATTATCTAAAATCAATGGCTATTATTGGTGGACAGGGACATCAATACTAACCACAATACCAGAAGAAAATTATGAATATAAATGGACTTCTGATTTTAAATTTGTTGAACAATTAAATGGAAAGAAAATATGAAAGTATATGTAGTTTATCAAGAAAATGGATTTGGTGGTTCAGAAGTTGCTGAAATATTTTCATCACGGAATATAGCAAGAGAATATGTTATTGATGAAATATTTGGCAAAAATCAAGCGTATAAAAACAAGACAGAAAACGTATTAAACAATTGCGCTGACCAGTTTATTCACGAACACGATGTTCTATTTAATTGGCGGTAACGTTACGAGGCTATGTGCAGTAGCGGATTAAGAACACAAAACTTTAAATAACAGATAAAATATGATAGTAGAACAAATGTTAAAGAACGCACCGAACCCGCTATTGCATATAGCCGATGTTAGCGGTAGTGCTTTATTCAATGCGGATTGTATGGATGTTTTACCTCTTATTCCTGATAAATCGGTTCAACTTATTTTAGCTGATTTGCCTTACGGAACGACTAATTTGAAATGGGATAGTGTGTTAGACCTAAACAAGTTGTGGCAAGAATACGAAAGAATAATTACTGATAATGGAGCAATAGTTTTAACAGCATCACAGCCATTTACAACGGTTTTAATAAACTCAAATCCTACATTATTCAAATATGAATGGATATGGTTAAAAGATAAGCCAAACAATTTTGCACTTGCTAATAAAATGCCAATGAAATACCACGAAAACGTGTTGGTTTTTTATAAGAAGCAACCGAAATACAATAAGCAAATGGAAAAACGAGATGGTGGTGGGAAGCGATATAAATATGCAGTAAACTATAAAAACCAACAAAGCGAACATTTAACGCTAAAAAATGGTGCAAAGTTTTTTGATATGGAATTGAAAAACCCATCAAGTGTGCAAAAGTTCTCAACAGGGAGAAGGCAGGATTTAAAACATCCTACACAGAAACCGTTGGAAATGATGAAGTATTTTATTGCTACATATTCAGATGAAAACGATTATGTACTTGATAATACAATGGGAGTAGGAACAACTTGTTTGGGAGCAAAGGAATTGAACCGTAAATTTATCGGAATAGAAAAAGAGCCTAAATATTATGAGATTGCCTGTCGGCGATGCGGTTTTTAGCATTACCGCTAACGGTTGGTGCTATATGCAGGGCTGGATACGGAAAGAAACAATATCGAGCCGCTATAGTGCTAATGCGAGAACTAAACTTGAATAACTGATACTACCAGACTTGACATATAGCACGTGTTAACGCCTGTTTTTCATTGCCTTTCTTATTTAGAATCAAAACAAATTACACGATTGTTGTAAAATAGTTGTCAAAACATTTGGAAGTAATACAACAAATGTTGTATCTTTGGTGTATACAAAAACACTAAAAATAAACAAAATGAAAGCACTTCAAATTATCAACAAATCAAGCGTAGAAGTAGAAAAAATGTATTGGACACCAAATCAGTATGATGTGACAATTAAAAACTCAAACGGAGTTCATGTTTTTGGTGTTAAATTAACATCAGAAGGAACATTTGAACTTTTTAACTATCAGTTTAGCGAAGCAAATCAATTGTTAGTTGATAGTATTAAACCATTTATTTTATTTGAAATAGTTGACGTTGAATCATGCAATGAAATGCAGATTGCATTCCCTACAGAAAAATTAAACAATGTAAAATCATTGGAAGATATGATTTTTGATTCTAAATCAGAATGGGTTAATGCAGGTTGCCCAGTTAGTACTTTTGCTGAAGAACAATATAGCGATAGAAATTATTAATCATGAAAAAACAAAATTACCATGAAGCTGAATTGGGCAAAGTGCCTGATTCAGTTAAAAACATCGAGTTTAAAGGAACTGTTATTGATGCTTCGGACTGCAAAGAAAAAAAGATTGCTGATATTTTATCAGGTAAGCATGATAATGACTTTATCGACAAAGAGAAATTCCAAAGAAACTCTTATTATTTAGCGTATCACAAGGCTACTGAAATGCTCAACTGGGCAGAATTAAGTAGAACGCTTGCCGGTGATCGCTCGTCGATAACAAAAGAGCGCATTCCTCAAAAGCATATTCAAAAAATTGACGAATTACGAAAATTAATGTCAGCGTGGATTTTAGAAAATGATCCGCAATTCAATCGCTAACGCTGCGCCCTTAAAATAGGCGTTAACGGATGCGGCTAAACTGCGTTGCCGTATAAAATGCAGATAACTATCAAAATACGATAAACATGGAAAATAGTAATGACATTCAAAATAAAACTAATGTAGGCAATGAAGTTTTAGCCGATGTTAGCATTTCGTGCGATACTACCGAATTTATTAAATATTGCAAAAATGAAAGAAATAACTTTGTGCGTAAATTTTGGGAAATATGTGGTGAAAACATACAGGCACGAGTAATGGCAGAGGATTTATTAATAGCATACGACCAGTTAGTGCAGCGAGTTTCTTCGCATGAATGCTAACGGATGGTGGTATGGTGTCGGTTTGACTTGCAGACATTTTCACCTTACCACTACCGTAACTGGCAAACTGCACTATACCGCTTGTTGTGTGTCTGGTGCGGTAAGATTAGTAGAAACTTAAATTGGAACACGAACAAAAAATTTAAAATAGCGAAGCGATGGCAATAGAAATTAAAAATAAAGACTGCTTTGAACTAATGGCAGAAATGCAAGATAAAAGTGTAAACTTAATCTTTGCTGACCCGTGGTATTACCCAGAAAACCAAAAAACAAAAAATGCTTTTGAAGATGATGTGTTTTGGGATATTACAAAAAAATGGATGAAGGAATTTATAAGATTGATAAAAGATGATGGGCATATATTCATAAGTTTTTCAAGCCAAAAAATGGCAAAGTTTGAATTTTTACTTGCTGAATTAGGTGTGCCTTTAAAAAGTAGAATTGTTTGGCATTATAGAAATGCTGGTGGTAGATGTGCCGATAAAGGACAATTTGGGAAAACTTATGAAATGGTTTATCATCTTGGTTTTGGGGATAGGTTAAACTTCCCTGAAAAATGGGGCGATGAAAGGTTTGATGTTTGGACTATTGCAATACCGCAAAGTAACTTCACTGATAAAAAAATACACCCATTTCAAAAGCCGATAGCACTACTTGAAAGGATTGTTGGGATTGGAAGCAGTGAAGGTGATTTAGTTTTAGACCCATTTTCTGGAAGTGGAACTACGGCACTGGCTTGTAAAAACCTAAATAGAAATTTTATCGGAAGTGAGTTGAACAAAGAACATTATTTGAATAGCTTGGAACGTCTTAATCTAAACGTTTTTGAAAAACCGAACAACTCGAAAGGAGGGGAAGGATGACAGCAGAACAATATTTGTTTTTAAATTCCGTTTGTTTAACTTTGCAATGTGAGCGCAAAAACAAAGAAACGGTTTTTGATGGAAACATACCTGCGTAATATGGCGGACTGCCACGTTTATCTCCTTTGTCAAATGCCAATGTTCGCCTCATGATTGCAATCGTAGCTACATATTTCCAACGCCAGATGCAACTTGAAAAAACACTTGCTTCATTCTGTCAGTATAAGGATGAGGATTTTGTGTTCATTGTTGTTGACGACGGATCACCCGAAGAAATAAGACTGCCGGAAGTGCCGTTTTCAGTTGAAGTGGTGAGGGTAACGAATAAGACATGGAGAAATACCTGTGTTCCTTTTAATCTGGGATTCATTCAGGCATTGAAATATGATCCTGAGATTGTCATAATTCAGAACGTCGAGTGTTTGCACTCAGGCGATATTCTGACGGCTGCACGAAAGGTGACAGATGAAACAGTGTTATCCTTTGCTTGTTATTCTTTGGGTCACGGAGAAGAACCAGGGATCACACTCAACAATAAAGCCGCAGAGTTTAACGACGAAAGCTCATGGTATAATCATTCTGTTTACCGGCCTTTTGGATTTCACTTCTGCAATGCAATGACCGCTGCGAACCTTCGCAAACTGAACGGCATGGATGAACGACTTTGGGAAGGCATAGCTTATGAGGATAATATGTTCAAGCATCAGATTCTTAATTTGGGATTGAGATTTGAATTTATAGATGATCCGTTTGTTTATCATCAGTGGCATGACCGGCCTTATGAGATTACTGAGGAACTTGTGAAACGTAATTATACAACCTACCTTGAACTGCAAAAGTCTGCTGACTATCGTGCGGTTCATGTAATAACACCTGATTTATGATTTACGACTGCTTCATGTTTTATGAGAACTTAGAATTACTTGAACTGCGGTTGATGACCTTAGATCGCGTGGTTGATAGGTTTGTGATTGTCGAAATGGCGAGAACGCACATGAACGCTCCGAAACCTCTGCATTTTGACAATAACCGGCATTTATTTGAGAAGTATCTTCCGAAGATAATCCATATAGCAGTTGAAAGTTTGCCGTTTAAGGACGAAAGGCAAATGGAAGTAGATAACCGAAACCTGATCGCACAGGGTTATGCTGAAGCCGGACCGGATGATTACATCATTATCTCTGATGAAGATGAAATTCCGAACCCAGACGGCATTTTAGAGGGCATTGCAAAAGGGCATCAGTGCTTTGCTATGCGGCAGAGATTGTTTTATTACTATGTGAACTGTCTCGCAGCCCAGGCATGGGACGGATGTATGGTCTATAAAAAGAAACTCATTCCGTCGCCTCAGTGGATCAGAGATCGCAGGGGTCAGGGTGAAACTACGATACTGAACGGGGGGTGGCATTATTCATTTTTGGGTTCTCCGGAGATGATTATGTCTAAACTCAGTCATTTTTCAGAACAGCAGGTTAATACTCCGGATGTGAATAACCGCGAGAACATAGAGAGATGTATGCAGACCGGAGAAGATATATTTCACCGGACAGAATGGTTTGCACAAAAGAAATTCATAACTTTGGATGAAATTAATCACCCAGAACTTACGGAATGGTTAAAGAAATATCCTCACAATTTTAAGTCATGAAACGCATTTATATATCCGGATGCGGCGGGATGCTTGGTGAAGCGTTTTATTCATTGCTTCATGACGTTCATAAGCTGAAATGCACGGATATAGATTTAAACGAGGATTGGTTGGGTTATTGTGATGTTCGTGATTTTGGGGCTTATCGCAAGTCAGTATTGGGATTCTCGCCGGACGTATTGATTCATCTTGCGGCATTGACTGACCTTGAGTATTGCGAAGAAAACCAATTAGAAGCGTACAACACTAATACACTCGCAGTTGAAAACGCGGTACATATTGCTAATGAACTTGGCGTTCCGTTGATTTACATAAGCACGGCAGGGATATTCTCAGGTGAAAAATACTCTTATGATGATTGGGACGCTCCAGAACCGATAAACGTTTATGGCCGGTCTAAATATATGGGCGAGAGGTTTGTTGTTGAAAACTCCGATGCTTACCTAGTTTGCCGTGCCGGTTGGATGATGGGTGGCGGGCGAAAGGATAAGAAGTTCGTGAACAAAATTATGCGTCAGCTTCAGAACGATGAAATTCTGGCTGTGAATGACAAAGACGGAACTCCAACTTATACTTATGATTTTGTTAGGAACGTGATGTTTCTTCTTAATTCTGAAAAGTGGGGTGTTTACAACATGGTCTGTGAAGGGGAGGCTTCGCGATATGATGTAGCCGCAGAGATCATAAGGCTGACTGAAAGCAAGGCTTCTTTGACTGCGGTTAATTCTTATCATTTTCGCGATGAATACTTTGTACCGCGACCGGCTTCTGAGAGATTGGTTTGTACTAAACTTAGGATTCGCGGTCTTTATTTTATGCGTGATTGGAAAGTTTGTTTAAATGAATACATAAATCAAATGAAATGAAAAAGCTACTTATTTTTGCAATCGTTATGCTTTTGGCAAGCTCATGTACTTGCCTGATCGCCCAGATACCTCCGCAATATGTGTATGTTACAACTTCATGCGAGGCGACACTTCCGGACTACCTTCCGATGGTAACTGTTTCGGATAACTGTCAGATCAAATCAGTGACTCAGTATCCCCTGCCTGGATTTACGTTAAATGCCACTAATCCGCAGGTCACAGTCACAATACGGGCAACTGATGTATTTGATAACTTCACTGAGATTTCATTTTCAGTAAAAGCAGTTGACACAGTGCCTCCGACAATCATACCGACGGGCGACCTGCTTACAGATAATTGGCAGAAGATTCACGGGTTATATGATGCGGCTGACAGGCTTTTGGCTGAACAGGAACAATATTTTGATCTCAATTTTGATTGGGAGGCTGCGGGGATACCAGAAGATAAACGACCTACGGGGCAGTATGATAAGAAAGTGCTGACGATTATGACCTCACCGGCACACGCCACGACGGGTTATGGCGGCAGGTTCATAATGTACCAGAGCAATAACGATTCATTCATAGCAAAGTGAAACGCTTTTGGTTTTTACTTTTCTTGCCTTTATCACTGTCGGCACAAGATACCATCTTGGTTGAAGGCCGCACGTTTGTTGACACTCTCAGTGGAACATCTTACGGGGTCACGACAAACCGCACACGGCCTGTTAAATTCATCTTCAGAAACAACTCAGTCACCGGAGAGAACACAACGGGTTATATGCTGGAGGCGGGACAGGAGAATACCGGAGCATACACAAACAACCTGAGAGGGGCAGAGATAACGGGCAATAAGTTTACATGGGTAGGAGATCAGGACGCTAACACTATCACTCACGGGGTCTTTACAGGCTACCATACTGACGTTCGGATAATGTATAACTACCTTGACTACGTTCCAATGGGAATAATCCGGAAGTCAAACGGCATGACTGATTCAACAGGCGTGGTTGCTTACAACATAATCCGCAATCCTCCAGCCGTTGGAATTGTTGTGAAGGGAATGAACGGAGTGAGGATTTATAATAATACATTTTATTCTGAGGATTCTCTTTACGTCGGTCCGGGTATAGGAACGTGGCGGGGACTGATTGACGTTTATGAGAATGACAATCCGGTCGGATCAGCTAAAGGCACGAAGATCAAAAACAATATCTTCTACACAAAGAACCGGCTGACGAATATCAATGTCATGAATGAATCGTGTTTGGAGGGATTTGAAAGTGACTATAATATTTTCTGGTGTGAGGCCGGAGAACCAATGTTCATGATCGGGGGCAATCGCTTAACTCTTACGCAGTGGCGCGCACGTGGATATGATCTTCATTCTCAGGTCATGAATCCTTACTTTATAAACACTACTGATTTAGTTCCAGAACGTCGTATGCAATGGGGAACGCCTACGGAGTTTAATTATGGCATCGCTGCTTCTGATTATTGGGTTGCAGGTTTTGACCCTGTGTTAGTCCGTCAGGGCGAATACTGGCAACAGGGCGCACGGGTTTATGAAGGTGACATTGTAATCTTCTATTGGCGTGGAAAGTTGTTTGATGGTGACACTACGGCGGTAGATTTGAAGTATGGCAAAATAGTAATTAATCAGGGCGAAATACACATACATCAATGAAAGACGAATCAACACATCAGCCAATACTCTTTGAGGCCATACGTCAAACGACAGGGGCAATTCTTGAGCTTGGTGCAGGGTATTCGTCAACAGAACAAATACACTTACTCGCCGAAGGCCGTAAGATTCTCACGGTAGATGATAATCAGGTTTGGTTAGATCACTTCCGTCACCTTGAAAGTGACACGCATCAGTTCGCCTTGTTTTCAGATAAGCTGTTTGAAGAATACGGACGCGATTGGGCAGTTGTTTTTGTTGACCTTTCGACCTGGGATCAGCGAATGTGGGCAATAGAGAAACTGAGGTACTTTGCAGAATACTTAGTTATTCATGACGCACAAGATAAGAACCTTGACCGGCTATTTGTTTATCACCGCGAATACCGCACAAATGACTTTCCAATGCCTACTACATTGTTAGGCAGTAACATAAGAACACTAACCGGCATTAACGTAGAAGGGGCAAGTTATGGATGAGATAAAAAACATTTACGTCGCACTCTCACGGCTTTACAACATAAGCGCGGAGAGGGTAATTACAACCGATGACATTGACGAAGTTTGCAACTCATTTGAAATCTTTGCGTTTAAAGATGAAGTGACGACAATAGCAGAGAAGTTGATGATTGTCGGACATACAGGCGCAATTTACTATGGATTCAGTGAACCGGATATTGCTTAACTTTGCAGTATGAAATCATAAGGTATGGCAGCACCAAAAGGAAATAAATTTGCAGTAGGGAATAAAGGAGGAAGGCCGCTTGCATTTAAGTCACCAGAAGAAATGCAGAAAATGATTGATGCTTACTTTGATGACGGCTGTGAGAAAATGATTAAATACACTGTAACAGGAACACGTTATGAAGTGCCGACTCCTACAATCTGCGGACTTGCTTTATTTCTTGGATTCTCATCACGTCAGAGCCTTTTAGACTATCAAAACAGAGATGAGTATTTTGACACAATAAAAATAGCCAAGACAAAGATCGAAATGATGTATGAGCAAAAGTTGCATGAAAACAACTGCACCGGAGCTATATTCGCATTAAAGAATCTTGGATGGTCAGACAAACAGGAAATAGATCACAACGTCAATTTACCGACTTTGCCTAATGTGATTATTAAAACCAATGAATGAAGTAGAACAGATATTATCAAAGCCTCAGATGTCGATACTCAAATCGACGGCAGCGATAAATCTGTTTCTTGCCGGGACGGGGTCGGGTAAAACTTTCTTAGGTGGTGTTCTCTCAATCAACTTTGTTTCTAAGTTCCCAGACGTAAGGGGGGCGATCTTTGCAAATACATACGATCAGCTTAATACTTCGACCCTGTTTCGTATCCGTGAATATTGGGCTTCAATCGGAGTGACAGAGTGGAGCAAAGAGAATCCCGCAGGATTATATGTCTCAGGCAAAGAGCCTCCGGCAATGTGGACTAAATGTAAACGTAACTTTGACCGCTTTACGAATATTATCTCATTTGCCAATGGAGGGTTGATTTTCACCGGCTCTTTGGATAATTACGAAACTCATTCAGGCAAGGAGTTCGCGTGGTGTCTATTGGATGAAACCAAAGACACGAAAGAGGAAGCTGTAAAAGAGGTCATCATAACACGAATGAGACAACCAGGGATGTTTATTGTTGACGGTAAACCTTCCGCAAAAGGAGGACAGCATGAGCAATGGAATCCTCTTTACTGTCTTACGTCACCGGCAAAGTCCGACTGGCTCGCTGAGATGTTCGAGCTGGATAAGTATGTTGATGAGATAACCGAAAAGATTTATTCGGATAAGACGTTTTTTGAGAAGGAATATAATAACAAAAAGGTTGTTATCTCATCGGCTTATCATAACGTTCATAATGTTGGGGAGAATTATATAAACACTATCCTTGCAAACAATACAGAAGAACGTGGCCGCGCCTTAGTATTTGGCAATCCTTTTGCCACTACAGGGGGTGAGTTCTATTCTTCATTTAACAGGATTGAACACGTGGATAACTTGAAATATGATCCTGATCGCCCGCTTCATGTATCTTTTGACCAGAACTCAGTGCCTTATAACTCATGTTCAATATGGCAGTTCGAGCAGAAAGATGACCTATGGTGGGCTTATTGCATTGACGAAATAGCACTGGAGAACCCGCGCAACTCAACAGAGGAAGTATGCGAAGAGCTTGTTTTGAGGTATCCGAATCACAAATCGGGGTTGTTTTATTACGGTGACGCTTCGGGCCGTGCGCGTTCAACAATGAACAAGGACTTCCGGCATCATTACGAGATCGTCGAGTTCAAGCTGCGGCGTTATCTTGTTGCCAAGTCTGACAGAACCGTAACCAGGAACCCGCCGCTGGTTAAACGCCGCGACTTCATAAACAGGATATTCGAGAACAAACTGCCGATACGAATACGCATTGACGAGGGGTGCAAGAAGATGATTGCTG